GAATCCAAATGGCAATGTTGGACAAATTAGAACAAGTGGAAGCACAACAACATATGCCACAAGCAGTGATTACAGATTAAAAGATAATATAAATTATACATTTGATGCTACATCACAAATCAAGCAATTAAAACCTTGTGAGTTTAATTTTAAAACAGATTTAACTACAAAAATTATTGGTTTTATTGCTCATGAAACACAAGAAATTGTGCCACAAGCAGTAAGTGGAACTAAAGATCAAGTAGATGCAGATGGAAATATTGATCCACAAGGAATTGATAACAGTCATCTAGTACCTTTACTCGTAAAAACCATACAAGAATTAGAATCAAGAATAACAGCACTAGAAGGAGCATAAAATGGCAGTAACATGGACAATAGCATCAATGGATAGAGACTTAAAAAGTGGAGACAATGAGAACATAATAACAACAATACACTGGACAGCCTCAGACGAAGATGCAGATGGTAACACTGGATCATCTTATGGGTCAGTAGGCGTAACTCTTGTAGGCACACCAAAGGCATATGCAGACGTAACAGAGGCAGATGCTATTGGTTGGGCAAAAGATGCTTTAGGTGCTGATGAAGTCAAGAACATTGAAGATAGTATAGCCAATCAAATATCACTAATGAAGAACCCAATTACAGCAAGTGGAGTACCATTTTAATGGATAATAATGTTGTAACAATTGATGGCAAAGAATTTGATATTGAAAAGGATCTAAATAAGGATCAGCAATATTTTATCAATCAGATCAGAAGTTGCCAAAGCAAATCAGCTAACTTGCGATTTGAATTAGATCAAATAACCATGTCTCAGGATGCTTTCACAAACAAACTTATTACATCAATTAAGACTGATGAAGAGGCTAGTTTGGCGAGTGAAGTCAGTTAATGGAATTTACGATTGAAATGCTATGGTCGGCAATAATCACACTGGTTATAATGCCTATGGCTTGGGTTTTTACATATCTCGTAAAAGAAGTAAAAAGAATACAAATATTATTAAACAAAACTAGAGAAGAATATGCCTCTAAGGAAGATTTGAGAGATACTTCAGGTCGTGTCATGGAGGCTCTTCATCGTCTTGAAGATAAATTAGACAAAGTCCTTTCCAAATAAATTAAGAGAAATAAACATGATTTCTGATATTATAGTCGGAGCAAAATTGCTTCAGTCAGCGATTTCAGGTGTCAAAAGTGCTATAGACAGTGGCAAAGATGCTCAGAATATTGCTAAATTAGTTGGCTCAATTTTTACTGCTCAAGATCAAATTGCTAAACAGAAAAATCATAATGTAACTGTTAAAGATCAGTTGGGTATGGAAAAAATTGTTTCTGATGAAATTGATGCTCGTTTATTAGAAGAGCAGTTAACAGAAATCAGGATGCTTTGTAATAACCGCTTCGGCTCTACGTTTTGGCAGGATTGCATCCAAATCAGAAACGATGCGATTAAGGCACAAAAGGAAAAAGAAAAAAAATTAAAAATACGCAAAGCACAAGAAGCAAAAGAATTAAAACATAATCTATTTATATTACTTTCTATTATAGTTGTTGCAGGATTTATATTTGTAGCTTTTGCACTTTATCAAAAAGCCTTTGCTAAGGAATATACAAGAAGCCAAAAGATACATCGTGGAGATATTGTATTAATTAAGACAACCACTTGCAGATTATTTGCTCAAGATATTAAAGATAATGGATCGACTAGATGGTGTTTTTATCAAACTAGAATTGGCTTTAAAAGAAAATATTCAACAATAACTCAAGACAGTGTTTCTTTTTGTCAAAGAGAATTTAAATGCAGAATAAATGCGTTAACTGATAGTCCGCCAAAAGAAGTAAACGATACTATGAAAAATCTAAACAAAGGCTTTAATTAATGAATTTTTTTTTATTTAAATTTTTTAATAAAATTGGGAATTATTTCTACAATAAATATTGCATCAATTTGAGGAAAAGAAGAAATGAAAACTAATCTAATTAATCAACTCCGCAGGCATGAAGGATTGAGATTAAAACCTTATCAGTGTAGTGGAGATCCGCCCAAATGGACAATTGGTTTTGGTAGGAACATAGAAGATAATGGTATTACGCAAGAAGAGGCTGAGATCATGCTTTTAAACGACCTTAAAATGGTCGAGGAAGAGTTAAATGGTCATGTTTGGTATGATGGGTTATCTGAGACAAGAAAGGCTGTATTGCAGAATATGAGCTTCAATATTGGATTTCCAACTTTAAAAAAATTTTCTAACTTTTTGGGTTGTCTTACCAATAATGATTTTGAAGGTGCATCAAAAGAAATGTTAGTTGGATCTGATGGTGTTTCTGAGAGCAAATGGGCATCTCAGGTTGGCAAAAGAGCATATGAACTAGCTGAACAAATGAAAACTGATCAGTGGCAAGATGAGAGATTTTAAGGAGATAAAATGTTACCATTAATAACAGCGATTGCTCCATTAATAGGAGATATAGTTAAGGAAGCAATTCCTGATCCTGATAAAAAAGTTGATGCTGAAAATAAAGTTAGATTAGCATTATTAGAAAATTCTAAGCAGATTGAGGCTTCAGCAAGTTCTATTATATTGGCTGAGGCAAAGTCAGAAAGTTGGATAGCCTCCAGTTGGAGACCAATCTTAATGATGAACATAACAGCTATAGTTTCGGTTAATTTTCTAGTGTTTCCACTGGTTGAAGTTTTCACTGGAACTAAGTTATCAATACCCCTTCCACCTGAATTATGGACACTCCTAACAGTCGGAGTTGGTGGCTATACAATAGGAAGATCAGGAGAAAAGATTGCACAAAATCTAAAAAAATAGTAATAGTGATAAATTAATTTATTTAAAAATAAAGTGATAAATAAAGTGATAAATGGAAACTATTAACCTATATATACAGCCAAAAATGGAGCAAAAATGTCAGGCTCATAACCTGAAGGTCGTAGGTTCAAATCCTACCCCCGCAACCAACTTTCTTAATAAAATCAATGACTTACACGACCCTCAAGAACTTCGGTTTTTGGGGTTTTTTTGCGTTTTAAGCCTGATAACGATTACAGAGTGATAAATAAAGTGATAAATGTTCGTCAGGCATAGTTCCCTTTTTTTGAAATAATAGTTGCATAATAGGTATAATAGTGCATAATAGAGGAATAATATCGCTTTTAGAGTGATAAATTTAAAAAGGGAGCAAAATTAAAATGCAAAAAGATAATAGAACAAAGCAAAACATTCAACTACATGAAAAGATTTCATCTATGGAAAATACAATTCTTGACTTAGGTGTTAAAGATAGATGCCATGAAGATTTTGATGACAACTGCAAAACAATTTACAAGTGCTTACAAAATATCAAGGGCATGATTTACAATGACGAAATAGTTTTCAGGAAGTCAAACTAATGAAAAGTATTTGGTCAATCAATAGTGGTAGGGGCGATAAAATGTTTTGCCTTTACCACACTTTTGATGAGTACACTTCATATGGAATGTATGAAAAGACAGTTCATATAACTAATTTGTCCACTGACTATGATAAGGCAGTTATCGTTGCTAAGGCTTTATATAAGTCTCATGCAGATAGATTTTCAAAATTATTTATTCCATCTAAATGGGATCTTCAAAAAATTATTAAAGATGGTTCTTCTGAGAAAAGAACAAAGCCAGTTTTTTATCAAGATGATGAGCCTAAAGTTATTCATCCATCAAGTTCTTTTGTTGGTGCTGTAGGAGAGACAGCTTCATTAAGATTAGGTGTAACAGATAGCTTTTATTTTGATGGGTACTTTGGCAAATCTTTATGCACTAAGTTTGTGGATGTTAATCACAATATCTATACGACTTATGCTTCATCTAAGTTTGTTAGAGAACTCAAAGTTGGCGATACAATTAATTGCATTGCTGAAGTCAAGGATCATAAAAATTACGATGAAGAAAAAACTACAATTATTAAAAATGTTAAGGGAGCAAACTAATGGAAAGAAAATGGATTGAAAAATATGGTGCGATCATTCTTGAAGGTAGCAACATAAATATAACAGAATGGGATGGTAGGTTTCATTTAGCTTATGCAGAAGAGGTTGTTGAGGATTTTGCAACATTACAAGAAGCAAAAGATTATGTGAGTAGTGCTGATCTTAGAATGACTAGCAACTCATATGGTCAACCAATATGGGGAGCAAACTAATGACTAATTATTTTATTGGAGATATTACAGTTTTTAAACTTCCTAATCAGGATTTCAAAGGCTTTAGATTTAGATATAAAACTCCTGCAATGGCTAACTATAAATTTAAATCATCTAAGAGCAAAAAAGAATTATCGGCTATCAGAAAAGCTATGATTGCTGATTTTGAAAACAATGTAACTAAGATTGAATTTGCATTGTTTGATGATGTAGCAAAACTTGCCTTAGAAATGCGATTAGAAGCTATTGGAAGAAAAGTTTTAGGAATTAGGCAAAGATCATATGACAATGACGAAAGGCATCTCAGACTGCACATAAAGCCTTTTTATAAGGGTATGAGTATCAAAGACATTACCACTGGTGCGGTAAATAATTTTAGAGAAAGAGTTTTAGGCTTGCCTTCTCAGGTTATGACATTGCTAAAAAAATGGAAGTTAAACTCAATGTGTGACTTTTGGGTGTTTCCAAATTCAAATGGGAAAAAACCATTTGAGCAA